GGCGAGAGCCTCCGCCGCGCAGTGCAACATCCACCCACACCAGTAATGGTGTGTTTGGGTTTCTTACCCAAAGTATGTCTCCCTCTATTTAGGAGCTGTTTAATGTCACTATCATACCGTAGTCGCTCGATGCCAGCTGCTTCTTGCAGATGGCAATCGGGGTCTCTTAAGACTTTCACGTTTGAAACTGGACGTGAAACTTCTACTGGTATTGCTGGTGAATTAAATGGTTCCCAGATCCAGGTTACTGGATCGGAAGGACACGAGCCTACCAAATCAGGTAAGTTCGAGTCGGGCGGTCCGTTTTTCACGGAACGTAGCGGAACTGCTTATAATCTCGTTAGTCATAGCGAGACTTATGAACAGTTTAATGCTAAAGGCAAACCGGTAAAATTGATTAAAATCAATGGTCCGGTCGGCTTTCCCCCAAGCATTATGGAACAGTTTTCCAAAGACAAACTAGCCCCTAGATCGAAAGATCTTTCGGACTTGGATGTCTATGGTACTGAAGCCATTAGTGCTTGTTCACCCGCTAATCCAGCGAGTGAGATTGGAACTGGCGTAGCTGAAACGCTAAGAGATGGGTTACCCCATCTTCCTGGCGTTCCAACCTGGCAAGAGCGTACAAACCTTGCCAAGGCCGCTGGATCTGAGTATCTCAACAAAGTATTTGGTTGGGAGCCTCTAACAGAAGAAATAGGTTCATTTATTTCAACTGTCCGGAATCAGCGAAATATTCTAAATCAATATTCACGCAATTCTGGATCCAACGTCCGACGTCGTTTCAATTTTCCAATAGAGAAGACCCAGAAAGCAGAATCTATCGCTGTTAGGGCCACCTTAGGTGGTCTTACCGGCGAAGTGTTCGAAAATTCTGGGCCAGGAGAGATTTCTAGAGTTGAAACGGATATTATAAAGAGATGGTTTTCTGGAGCTTTTACCTATATGGTCCCAAGCCAGAGTGACTCCTGGCAAAGGGCCCTTGGGTATGGTTCCAAGGCCGATATTTTGTTCGGCGCATCTCTTAATCCGGAGCTTCTCTGGAAGCTCTCCCCATGGAGCTGGGCTGTCGATTGGTTCTCGGACACCGGAGATATTATTAATAATATCTCGAACGTCCTTCGGGCAGGCCAGGTGTTGAGGTACGGATATGTAATGGAGGAAAGAACAACCTCCATAAAATATACCGTACTATCCTCCGGTTATCGGCGGATGCCTTCTGGCAGTAGCATGGAACGTTTCCGTGTTACCAAAGTCAGAAGTCCTGCAACACCATACGGATTTGGTATAGATGTGTCGCATTTGTCATCGACACAGCTTGCCATTATCGCTGCATTAGGGATTACCCTACTGTAGCTGTAGTTGTACTACAACCACTATGGGAATTTAATTCCCGAATAGGAGTGTGCCTAATGGCATTGGCCGATCCGCAATCCATTAAAATCTCGGGTACCACGACTTCACTTCCGAGGGTTTCTACCTCGGCTGCGTCGTCTACGTACACGAGTTCTGATGGAACCATCAAGCTGACGCTCTCGACTCAAGAAGGGTCGAGGAAACGTCAGACTTGTAGGGTCGACGTGAGCAAGATCACGGCTGACCCGTTCATTCCTGCCCAGAACACCGAAGTTTCGATGTCTTTTTACATCGTCTTCGATCGTCCTAAGGCAGGTTATAGTAATGCCGAAGCTCTGGCTATCGCGCTTGGCTTCATTGAAGCCATCACGGCATCCAGTGACCTCGTCCTTACTAAGCTCCTTGGCGGTGAGAGTTGATAAAAGCTCTCACCAAAAAGGAACTTGAACAGGTCAATAGGAATATTAAGAAGAATATTACTATTCTCCTTAAATCCGTTTAACACGGTATTCCTTAATCACCTTGAAAGGGGTGATTCCGTTGCATAGAGGAGATTTGCACCCCCTCTATGTCCTCCTGGCGATGATCTTTATTGTCATCGCTCTTGGAGGACTCTCGCTTGCTCTTTTTGGATTTGGTCTTCTGACCTAATCCAAAGTGGTCATCTCACTCGAGATGCCCTAGAGCATGCCCATTGCAATTAGGCTGAGGAAAATGAACCCCCATTAGGAGGCCATTTTGAAAAGCCTGATCGCACTCTGGATAAGTCTAGCAAGTGATTATGCTAGACGATGTCGCACTAGCGCCACCATGGATATAAAATGTATCCAAGGTCGGACCGAAAATGAGGGTTTATCGTTTCTGACGATAACCCTTCCATCCTTTGGAAAAGAATTTCGCACTTTTCTTGACCAAGGGATATTGGCTGACGCAGCTTTCCCGGGTTTTAAACGGGATCGCCGAGGTCTCCCCCTGTTTTTAGGAGGTTTCCTTCAGCTTATTTTCGATCCTAGCACTGGTGTGTTGCTTGATGATCCAGACATAGAAGCAATCCATGCTGTCCATCAATTGACATTGATGTTCAGCAAAATTGAATTGCCCTGTGCTCAGCACAGGGTTGATTCTGCTATGTCTGGTTTTGTCGAGTGTGAGAGCCAAGTGAATAAGTGGTCTCATGACGTGGACAATTCTGATTTAGAGGATTTCCACCGAATGAGTCGCCTTTTATTCGCTTCCATATTTTCCGAATTAGACAAGTGTGTCTATGACGGTGATATGGTTCCTCGACATGGACCCGGAGCCACCGCAGATAAACTCTACGGTAATAGCAAGTATACTTGCCGGCTCTGGACCGAGAGATTGGAGAAATTCTTTCCGGCTGGAGAGAACCTTTTCCCTTCTCCCTCCCATTACCTTGATGGTTATGGGACTGTCGATTGGCTCGAACCTGGAGATGAGATTCCCGTTAAGGTTATCTCAGTTCCTAAGACGCTAAAAACACCTAGGATCATTGCGATCGAGCCAACCTGTATGCAATTCGCACAACAGGCCATACTCGAGCGCCTTGTTCCTGCACTTGAGTTTAGATTCTCAGGTGCTATCGGTTTCGTTGATCAAGAGCCAAACCAGCTCATGGCCCGCGAAGGTTCCATGAAAAATGGAACCCTTGCAACGCTAGATCTTAGCGATGCATCCGATCGTGTTTCATGCCGACTTGTAGAAACGATGATGAAGGACCACCCCCATTTGCTTGGGGCAGTCCTTAGTTGTCGTTCTTATCAAGCGGATGTTCCTGGTCATGGGGTTATACCCTTGGCCAAGTTCGCGTCTATGGGTTCTGCCCTTACGTTTCCAATCGAGGCTATGGTCTTTATGACCTGTGTCTTTCTTGGAATTGAGCAAGGGCTCAACACCCAGTTCTGTTCATGGTCCGATATTCATCGGTATCTTGAACAGGTGCGCGTCTACGGAGATGATATTATCGTCCCTGTAGATTACGTGCAAGCTACTATTACCCAACTTGAGCGTTTTAACGCAAAGGTTGGTGCCAGCAAGTCTTTCTGGACCGGTAGGTTCAGAGAGTCTTGCGGGCGGGAGTACTTTGACGGCCACGACATCTCTGTCGTTAAGGTCCGTCAAATGCCTCCCAGTAGTAGCAAGGACGCAAAGGAGAGCATATCGTGGGTTTCCACCCGTAACCAGTTTTATATGGCTGGTATGTGGGCAGGAGCTCGCTATATGGATTCCATACTTCTGAAGGTACTTAAGTACTTTCCGAATGTGGAATCATCCTCTCCAGCGCTGGGTCGCATAAGCTCTCTCGGCTACCATGCTGAGAGAGAATGTGATATACTGCATAGGCCCTTGGTTAAGGCCTATGTTGTTAAGTCCAGGCTACCCATCAATTCTCTTGATGGACCTGGCGCCTTGCTTAAGTTTTTCCTTAAGCGCGGCAGTCAGCCTACTGCCGACAGGGAACACTTAAGGCGTTCTGGACGCCCTCGTGCCGTCGACATCAAGCCGAGGTGGACTGTTCCTTATTAATCATTTGGAACAACCGGTTTAATTACCGGAGAGAGAGATTTCGCTTGGACTAATCCAGATATAAATAATCTGGCTCTGGTCCTTGTGACCAGGGTGTCCTCACGAGATTCACTCTTGA